TCAACCTGGAGAGTTTAGAGATGTCGATGCTCCTGGTGGAAATTTAAAAGATGCTTTTATGACTCTACCTTTCAAAGAACCATCGCAAACTTTATTAGCACTTATGGGTGTCGTGGTACAAGCAGGTCAAAGATTCGCTTCTATAGCAGACTTGCAGATAGGAGAGGGTAATCAATCAGCAGCAGTGGGCACGACAGTTGCAATGCTGGAAAGAGGAAGCAGAACAATGTCTGCAATACATAAAAGATTATATGCCTCTATGAAGAAAGAGTTCAAATTATTATCAAGAGTTTTTAAGTTATATCTACCTCCAATCTACCCCTATGATGTTGTCGGAGGACAGAGGCAAATTAAACAATTAGACTTCGACGATAGAGTAGATATATTGCCAGTTGCGGATCCAAACATTTTTTCTCAAACACAAAGGATCTCCCTCGCACAAACAGAGATGCAACTGGCTGCCTCGAACCCAGCTATTCATAACCAATATGAAGTTTATCGAAATATGTATGAAGCTTTAGGTGTAAAAGACATTGATTTAATTTTAAAAAAACCACAACCACCTACACCAAAAGACCCTGCATTAGAACATATTGATGCATTAGCAGGAAAACCATTCCAAGCTTTCCCTGGTCAAGACCACCAAGCACATATCACAGCGCATTTAAATTTTTTACAAACAAATATGGTAAGAAATGCACCTATGGTTGGAGCTGCAATACAAAAAAATATACTTGAACATATTAGTTTAATGGCACAGGAACAGATAGAATTAGAATTTAGAGAAGAATTACCTAGAATAGCGATGATGATGCAACAAGCACAGACGAATCCTAATATGCAAAGGGAGGCAATGGCACTTCAACAACGTATTGACTCAAGAAAAGCTGTTTTAATTTCTGAAATGATGGAAGATTATATGAAAGAAGAGAATAAAATTACTTCTAAATTTGGAAATGACCCCGTTGCAATGCTTAGAGCAAGAGAATTAGACTTACAAGCACAAGAAAACGCTAGAAAACGAAAAGAAGGCGAAGAAAGATTGAATCTTGACCGTATGAGAGCGATGTTAAACAAAGATACACAAGAAGAAAAGCTTGAACAGAACGAAAGATTAGCAAATTTACGTTCTGATACATCAATTGAGAAAACAATTTTACAAAACGAACTAAAAAAGGAGTAATTTATGGCGTGGTTTAGTTTAGCAAAGATAGCGTTACAAGCTGGAAGCAAAATTTACACAAATAGACAGAAAACTAAGATGGCAATGTCTGATGCACAGCTTATGCACGCAGAAAAGATGGCTAGAGGAGAGGAGGCTTACCAAGGTAAGCTCCTTGAAGCAAGACAATCGGACTGGAAAGATGAATTCGTATTGATATTGTTATCAATCCCGATTATAGTGCTTGCGTGGGCAGTTCTAAGTGACGACCCACAAGCGATGGAGAAGGTAAAATTATTCTTTGAATATTTTTCCACACTTCCGAGCTGGTTCACGAATTTATGGATCCTTGTCGTGGCGAGCATTTTTGGTATTAAGGGGACACAAATATTTAGAAACGGAGGAAAAAAATAATGAGAAACGACTACGGTAAAAGAAATATGAAAATGGGTGGTGGTATGATGAAGAGACGACCTATGATGCAAAAAGGTGGCAAACTTAAAATGGTAATGAAAGGTGGAAAAAAAGTTCCTTTCTTTGCTGCTGATGGTAAAGGTGCAAAAGATCTTGGAAAACCTAAAATGATGAAAGGTGGCCGTGTAAAAAAAATGGGCGGCGGTATGTCTAAATTAAATCCAGGTCTTAGAGCTTTTATGAAAAAGAAAATGAAGAAAAAAATGTAATGGCTAGACCAGGTTTGTATGCAAACATACACGCAAAAAGAAAACGTGGCGGTAAAATGAGAAAGAAAGGTGCAAAGGGTGCGCCCACTGCAGCTAACTTTCGAAGAGCCGCACAAACAGCTAAGAAGGTATAAATATGACTAAACTATGTCCCAGAGGTAAAGCAGCAGCGAAGAGAAAGTTTAAGGTATACCCCTCAGCATATGCTAACGCATACGCTAGTAAAATTTGTGCAGGTAAAATTAAAGATCCATCTGGTTTAAAAAGAAAAGACTTTAGAGGTAAAAAAGCAAAAGGTGGTCTTATGGAAGCTACTGCAAGATTAAAAAGGCAAGGTCTTAGAGATGGTGGCTGTATACAAATAAAAGGATTTGGTAAAGCACGAAGACCAAATAAATAAAATGGCAAAGAACGGTTTAGACAAATGGTTCAAACAAAATTGGGTAGATATTGGGAGCAAGCGAAAAGATGGTTCTTTCGCAAAGTGTGGCCGTTCAAAACAAAAGAAGGATGCGAAGAGGAAGTATCCAAAATGCGTGCCTCTAGCGAAAGCGAGACGAATGACAGAAGGGCAGAGAAAATCTGCTGTTGCCAGGAAACGGGCAGCTGCCAATGTGGGACCTAAACCTACAAACGTAAAAACATTTGCAAGAAAAAAAGCTAGCGATGGTGGTTCGATTGGTATGGCTATGGTTAGACAAGCTCAAAGAGACTATAAAGGAACTCATATTAAAGGTGATTTAGGTGGTGTAAAAGTTGGTAATAAAAGTTACCAAAAATACTACAAAGGTATGGTGTAATGAGAAACGATTATCAAATTAGAGAAAGTTTTTCAAAAGGTGGTATGCCACCTAGAAATAAAAAAAATTTTCGTCCTACTGAAAAGGGCGCAGGTATGACTCGAGCCGGTGTCAAAGCCTACAGAAAATTAAATCCCGGTTCAAAACTAAAAACAGCGGTCACTGGCAAGGTCAAACCAGGATCAAAAGCTGCGAAGAGACGTAAGTCCTTTTGCGCACGTAGCGCCGGCCAAATGAAAAAATTTCCAAAAGCTGCG